TCGGTAGGGCTGTTTCAAGAACCTATTAATTACTACCACTCTGAAGTTCTACTCACTATTAAATATTACTAAATGTATCCACTATATGCAAGTGTTTTGTTATACAAAATGTAATTTATTTTTATAATAATAATTACACATATGCAAGGAATTCGAAAGTTAATCGCATCCCCCCTCTCTCTCCCTCTCTCCCCCACAAAAAAGCAAGGAAAAAATCGGGTCGGGTCGGGTTTTGCTAAAGAATACTAACTGTAAGCGTGTCAGCTACGCGTAACACAACACATCAGAGCTTCCAGATCCTGCCCAGAGATGGGCTGGGTAGTATTTGAAGAGTGTTGAATCATTCGGGTCGGGTCGGGGCAAAGATTCGGGTGTCGGGTTTCGGGATTTTGCAAACGCATAACACATGATAACACATCAGACGCACCAGCAGAGCTTCTGGCGTGCTTGCTGGCGTGTCCAGAGATGGCAGGTCTGACGCAAATAAGTTAATTAACAAGGGGTATACATTCTGTACCCATTTGCTATAATAAAACTTCATTTAATAAACATACTATTAGGAGGTATAAATGAAAACTAATAAACAAGAACGCGAGGCAATAGCCAAGAAGTTCTACAAAAGGTTGCAAGACAAAATGGTTTTGCGTAATGAAAAATTCAAGAAGATGTCAACTTACAAAGAGTTGAAGAAACTTGAGAAAGCAAAGAATGACCTCAACAAGGAGGTTGTGAAGGTTAATGACACTATTAATAAAACGATAGCGTCTTACAACAAACTCAATCCCTCTGATTATTGGAAGTTATCTCACGACAGGGATTACGACTACAATACAGGAGAGTCAAACTACGATTATAGATTGGCACTAGATAGTGAGTGGTGTGTTATACCTGAGTTAAGTAATGCAATTTTGATTGCTCAAGTGGGAGCAGAAACAGTTGAACAGCTTTTCGAGATTTTAGAGAAGGAGGTGAGTGTATGAACTGATTAACATTTTCTCTGGATAGCCCGATTTACTCGGGCTTTTTTTTGTCGGGAGTTCGGGATCGGGGCTTTGGATTTCGCCAAGCCAATAACACACACATCAAAAACACAACAACACAAGCACAAATGCCAGACGTGAGGCCTTCAGGAGTGCAGGTAGAATGCGATTTGTTTTGGGGTTTAGCCCTGGGGATAGACCTGTCGGGGATCCAATCGGGGATGGGAAGCGGGTTTTTCAGCTCTGCGAGGCATGAAGAAAACACAAGCTGAACACAACTGGCCAGAGCAGCTCCCAGGGCCTGACGCAAAGCCAGATAAAAATATTTAAAATAATAGTTGACAAGTTGTAACCATTCATGCACACTTAGATCTCATTACTTTATAGGAGAAGCAAATGAAAAACAGACTTATATTAATAGATCCGTTCAAACAAACCGTTGCGCATGTAGAATCAGACGGCAAAGCTGAAAGCTTAAAAGCTCTGATGAAGTGTGACTTGTTTGACGTTGTAGGTCTTTCTATAGCAAATCTATCTTGGCTTAAAAGAAAGCATTCTACACATAATAACTTACTGTTCCTAGACGATGAGGGGCTGCTAAAAGAAAATCTTTATTTCTCGTGGATGAGCCAGCCTTACGCAGGGCGTGCGGTAATCATGACTGAAGACGAAGATCAAAATATGGTTGACTCGGATCTAGATCTGGAGGTCGTGAAGAAGTGCATTACCTGGCACCCTGAAGGGTTTGAGGTTGAGCCAATGATTCAATTTATACCGTTATCATGAGTGACACCAAAGAACAACTGCGCGACATGTGCAAGCGTTATGCTGCGGACGCGTCAGCGGGTGAAATGAGTTTTTACCCCAAAGACGAAGATGACGAGGACCACTACGAGGCCTACGCCATCCGTTACATAATAGACGGCAGCGGGGAGTACTTAGGATCCAGGCTGATGTTAGCGGGGGGCGGTCCTACCGTCTGGATTGACACTTGGGAAGGAGAGATCCAGGGCTTTTGGGGTTCGGACGAGTGCAGCTTCCCAATATACGACTACGGTTATATTGATGATTACTGGGAAGAAATGTATAAGTGCTTGAGCTAACCATACTAATTTATCTGCTGGTGTTCCTAATGGGCGGTCGGGGTCGGGGTTGAATAACAGTTTCGGGTCGGGCTGTCCAACTGGCAGTTAGTTAACACAATATACAGAGGCTTCCAGGCCGTCAGGCAGCTCCTCTCGTTTTGGCCAGGGATTAACTGACGCAGGGTGTGGAAAAAAAACATGCACTAATTTCTGTTTAGGGGTTTACATCTAGTAACCTTTTGATAAGATAGAACAATAAATAAACGACTTTTAGGAGGTCAAAATGAAGATAGAAATAAACTTATATGATGAGACAGGTCAACAGGTTGTTGGCAAGGCAATTGAAACCAACTGCCAAAGTCTCATTATAAATGGTCAGCATGTTATCGCTAATGGTGGCATCAACTCAGAAATGCGTGATCTTATGGGTGCGCAATCTGTAGCTGAACAGCTTATGGGTCAAGATCACATTAGGAACTTGCAAGACTTATCATGACCGCAAGCGTTCAAGTTAAAAACCTCAAGTCATTCTTAGAGTGGCTTGAGTCATGCCCATACAAATATACAATTTCAAGTATGCAAGGTGGGTTTGTCCACGTGAAGTTCTTCGTTGACGAAGACTTAATAAAGTAAACAAACAACTTACGAGGAGAGAGGGGCGCAAGCCCCTTTTTTTATGGGACTCTTTTTGTCCAGCGTTTTCGGATCGGGTATTGGGATGGGAGTTGTGGGGGGGACAAAAAAATTGCAAGGCAGTATATACACACACAAGGACAAGAACTCACACAAACAAAAACCATTTTTTTTACATTTCTCTTAGGGTGGTGTTACAATCTTTACAAACAACGGTTAAGGCAGATCTGAAGAAAGCTGTATATATTCTTCTTTTACTCCCCCTAAAAAGATCTGCCAAGACCACCAAGGGAAAGAAATATGGAAGACGAAATGATGGGTATGGAGATTGAACCAGTAATGGATCCTCAGAACATGATGCAAGGGACTCCGCCAGCCCAAACTTTACCAACTCAATTACAACAAACAATAGACGGCCTCTCTGAATCCGAAAAAGAAGAGGCTAAACAAGCCCTCATGCAAATTAAAAAAATTGTAGAACAAATGATGGCTGAAGGTGCTACCGAAGAAGAGATCGAAGAGTTTTTACAGCAAATCGGTATGACTCTTGACGAGTTAGAGCTAGCAGAAGAAATGTTTGGAATGGGCGAAGGCGCTCTTGGTTTTACAGTTTAATTAAGATATAGTTTTCTTATGGGATTTTTTAAAAATCTAAAACAAAAAACAAGGATGAAAATGGCACCCGTTGCCCCTGTTCAGCCTATGCCTATGAGAAAGCCAGAAGCTTTACCTCCTAAGATGGGTCCAAGAAGCAAAGGTCTTCCTAGTCTTAACTACGGCACCCTAGATCGACCTAGAATGATGATGTCACAAGGTAGAGATGCAAATATAGTTGACTTTCTTAATGCCGATCCAGAACAAGTAATCTTTGGTATAGATGTTGAACTTGATAATTTAGAAAAACAGTTAGATCAAGCTCAAATGAATAATGATCGAGATGCTATCGACATGATTGGTGATGAGATGAATGATCTTATGTTTGAACGTATTAAACTATCAAACATTTCAGGAGATCGACAGTACGTTGATGATTATGCATCTGCTCTTGATGATACGCTTGATATGAAAAGAGAAGCATATTTAAGAAAAAATGCTGATAATGAAAGGCGTTTAAGAGAAATTTTAGGGGAAAGAGGTAGAACTATATCTAATATGGATATGCGAATGGGAAGAACTTTATCTAATAGAGATAGAGAAATTTTAGGAGAAAGAGGGAGAACCTTATCTAATCTAGATAGAGACTCTCTTGACGATATTCTTTCTGCTTTAGAAAAAAAAAACTAACTAATCCTCCACAAGAATCCATTTCAGTAAAAGATGTTACCGATATCTTTTTTGATCCAACAAATCCTGTAGATTATGCTTCATTAGCAGGGGGTCCTCTTGTTAAACTAGGATTGTCTGCAACCAAGGCAAAAAGATTGTATGAAGGTTTACAAAGAATCAGACAACAAAAACGTCAGGCTCAGTTAGATTTTCAAAGAGGCAAAGCAGAAGTTAGAGTAGGAGAACCGCAAGGAACCAAACTGATGAATAAATCTGTTGCAAAATACAATCGTTTGAGTGCAGATGAGAAAAGAATTTTAGAACAGCTAGAAGGCTACCAACCTGACTTATTTTAATGGCTAACAGAGCAGAAGTACTAGATAAATTAAAAACCGCAGCGTCCGAAGGTAAGATTCGTGAGGCATATCGTGAGTTTGAAGAACTTCCAATCGTAGATCAAATTGCTATCAGTTTATCTCCTGGTGTTGGGGATGCACTTGCAGTTTACGAAATAGGTGAGTTTGGCGCTAGAGGTGCTAAAAATATAGAAGAAAGAGACTTTCTTGGGGCCTTGGGTAATTACGGTCTATCTGGTCTTAGTGCGATAAGTATATTACCTTTATTTAGACTATTTCGTACTGCTAAAACAGCTAAAACAGTTGTTAAAACACCAGACGTACCTGAAGCTAAAGTTAAGGTAGACAAAAAAGAATTCAAAGAAGAACCTAAAAAAGACTTACCTGTACCTAAAGTTGAAGAATTTAAACCACTTGATTTAAAAGATTTACAATACCCTGGATTACAGTCTACTTATGGAGCAACAGGTCTAACTTCAAAGGCTGCAAAGTTTGTTAATTACAATAAAAATTTACCGAATCAGGGTAAAGCTGTAGCGTTCATTAATGCACTTGAAAAAGGTGGAGTGCCAAAAGGTGAGCTAAGACTTTTAAATATTATTGATGAAACTGGAGATATACATCCAAAACTTTTAAGTGAATTAGAAATTAGGAATCCTCAGGGCAGAATCACTAGACAAAGATTAGCTGAATACATTTATTCAAATCAAAGAGGTGGAGCTTTACAGCAAAAAATTGTTGCTGAAAATGATTTAGTAGCAAGGAACAGGCTAAAAAATAGTAATATAAATAACCCTATAAATGAAGAAGAAGCAACTTATCACATTAGAGGGCTAGAAAGACAAGGCGCAGGCACGCATTATAGTAATTCCCCCACCATACATAATCCTCATTACGTTTTTGATGCAAAAGTTGATAATACAATACCTGATGTTATAGCAGGAACTAGCCTAAAAGGATTTAAAGAAGGGGATAAGATTTTAAATTTGGGAAGAATTCAATCAGATTATTCTTCTGAGTTAGCAGATGCAGTAAAAATAAATAAAAGAAAGCAATTGCAAGCAATAAAAGACAACCCAAAGTATAGAAATTGGGATAAAAATTTGCAGGATAGAGGAATAGAAATAGATATACGAGATGAAATGGTTAAAGCCGTTAGACAAATGCCGAACAGCACGCCTAAAAAAATGAAAGAAAGTTTTTTAAAATCTTTAAAAGCTAGAGGGGTTGATGAAGAACAATTGCCTGTTGGTGTTGGTAAACTAGAAGATTTTGTATTGCTAACTCCTATCGTTAAAGCAGCTCAAGAACAGTTTCCCATCTCTCCCTTTATTGATGGTGCGAAACTAAAAGCTGGTAGGCAAGCCTTAGACGAATACAACAAGATTGTGCCTAAAGTTAACAAACTGGTAAAAGAGAAAATTAAGTTACGAGAAGAGGCAGATGCGTTAAAAAAATCTGGATTGACTGATGACTCTCCATCTATCTCAGGTAGACGCAAAGAAATAAATGATAGATCAGCTGCTATAAATAAAGAAGTTGCAGATTTAGTTCCAAGCGAAGCTACAGATTTGTTTAAAGGATTTACTTTAAGCAAAGGAGATTTAGAGGCAGCAACAGGCAAACCCTTTACTGAATCTTTAGGTAAAAGTTTAGATGATATTTTTTACGATATTGAAGAACTAGGTGGAGGAGCCATACGACAAAAATATGGTCCAGGAACACCTGGAGAAAGAGCATTAAATTACTTTAATGAATTAGTAAATGACGATAGCCTTACTTTCAGTATTGGTGATGGTTTAAGTATTCTTAAAAAAGCCACCAAGTTAAATAAAAGTTTATATCCAGGGGTTGCGATTGATCCGTATGCTAAAAGTACAAGTACTGAAATAGCTAAACTACCTGTTCGTTCAAGATTTTTAGAAGCTATTCATAACGATTATGACGGATTTAGCGTTGACTCAGCTGCAAAAAGATTAGGAGATGAGGGTGGTAGCGATAATATATATTTACAAAACTTATATGATAAAAATGCTCCTAATGAAATAGAAAAAATTCTAAAAGAGCTGGGTGCTGATCCTAAGAAATATATATCCAAGTTAGAAGATACAGAAAATTTACCTGGCGATACAGCTAGAGCGTTTAGTGGAACCTACGTAAAGATTGATGACGAATTAAGAAAGCTAGTTGAAGAAAAAGGCGTTGACGCATTTAAGGATGGTGGTCCTGTTAAGAATGGTGGAGACTCAAACATTCAAAAATTACTAGATGATATAAACAAGAACTTAGGTATTGATGAGGTCGAGTTGGATGTTGGATCAATAAAACCAATTAAAGAATTAGAATTTCCAAAACCTGTAGGTTCTGAGGGATTAGAAGCTGTTATATATGGCTTTGTAAACCCAGCTAAAAAATTAAGGCTAGCCAAAAAAGGAAGACCACTTGTAGGTACAGTATCTGGACTATTAAAAAGTGATCCTGCTTATATAAGAGACTTAAAACTTAGAGCTGGTACTGTAAGAAGGACTCTTGATAATAAAATTTCAAGACTTAATCAAAAAGAAAAAATGAGAAGTTATGGTATTGATCCAGATAGAGATACCCCAGACTTTAATAAGACTGCAAATATTAAAAATTCAGTTGATAGACTTAATGCAGAAATAGAGGATTTAAGTGCAGCCTTAGTAAGATATGCTAAATTACAGTCAAATAAGAGAAATAATTTACCTGACCCCTTATTAGATTTGACTACAGATGGTCAAAAAAGATTTATTATTAATTTAGCAAATAAAAATTCAAAAGATTACCGATGAGTAAAGTAAAAGAACTTTGAATCCTAAATACATATGAACTTAGCACATCTTTCCGATCAAGAGATCAAAGAAACTCTTATTCTCAAAGAACGTCTTGAATTATTAAAAAAACAACAAGGCTGCCAAGAAACATTTTTAGACTTTATCAATCATATGTGGCCCGAGTTTATTTGTGGTCGTCACCATAAAATATTCGCGCAAAAACTAGAGGACGTTGCTAATGGCAAATGCAAC